CTTCTGAAGATTTCCACTCTGTTTATGAGGTGGTGATCCAGCCGGAGAGGAACTCACCCAACGGTTCAACGGTGAACCGTACCAGTAAATCCCCTTGACTCCATTGTGAGAACCACCCATCGTGAGTGATGCACCAGTCTTTGCGCTTTTGATCGTTTTCAGACCTTTGATTTTCGCCATTCCATTTGAGTGAATCAGGGCGTTTTTTTGTGTGGCGTTCAGCCCTTTGAAAGCCTTGCCAGACGACCGATTTAAATCGCGTGTCGCTGCCTTTCCAGTCACGTTCAATAGCTCAACAGCCTTGTTTCGCACCTTTCCGGCAGCTTGACGGACAGCTCGCGATAGCTCGCGTTGCAACCGGCCCGTGAATGCACCACCCTGCCAATCGAGTTTGAATGTCGCGTTAATCATCCGATCACCACCACTCGATAAGGTTGCAACAGTTGCACCGCCATCGCAGGTAAACCGCCGCCGGTGGTGGACATCTGGTAAGTCGCTGAATAATCGCCAATTCGTTCGCTGGTCAGGATACCGGGATTTTGTCCCGCCGTTTTCAAATGCACCGCCGTTAACGCAATTGCCAATTTCACGTCGGCTGTCAGGTCCGCAGGTAAAAAAGAACGGGCACAATACTGGTCGATCAATGACGATGCTGCCGACAGGTAGGCCACGGCAGATGCAGCGGTCCAGGTGCCGATCGCATCGGTGTAGGTGGTGGCTTCGGACTGCGAGATGTAAGCGGCCATCGTTTTACCTCAGTTGAAATGAGACCCGGCGGGCAGGGAAGGACCCGCCGGGCTGACTACCAAACCGACAAACCAAACTCAGACAGCTTCGTGAACGATCTGGAAAGCCTTTGGATCACGCACAGCACCGCCGAAACGGTACGAGAATGAAACCCGAATCCGATTCAGATAAGCCAGTGATATGTCATCGACTAGAACCGTAAAGCCCTGACGCATCAGGAGGAAATACTCGCTGAAATTTCCGACGATAATTGACTTCGGCGATCCCGTTCCAGAGGCTGGGACGAATTCGTTGAAGTACACGGGCGAACCAAGGATATCCGGCTGTGGGGACTGCGTGTACCCAGCCAGGCTGTTTGGAAGGAACAATGGGCGGTTAGCACCGTCCAAGAGTTGCAACAGCTTGCCGTGAGTGCTACGAGCCATCACCCATGACAGGTTGGGGCTGTACTGCTGACGGAAAGCGTAGTAAGCATCCGTAATCTTCGGAGCCGTAAGCACGTTCGCCGTTCCGGTCTTGGTGATACCGATGCTGGTGTTGGTCAACACGCCCTCGGCTTGGATCGAGCCGGTGACACCGTTGATGATTTCATCGTCCAGAACAGCGGCAAAGGCTTTTGATGCCTCGCCTTGGAGATAACTGGATAGACCAGGTGCGTCTTGAAAGAAGTCACGCGAGACATCCGCGAACATCGAGCCGGTGTTCGCCGTAATGACCATCTGACCAAACGGTCCGGTGTCCTTTTTGTTCGCGGTTCCGTTTGGGCTTTCACCTTTCGTTGGCCGGAACGTCGTGCCATAACGGGTGTCAGAGTTGACATCGTTATTTTTAGGGATCGTCACCGAATTGACGTTCGTGGAAAGGGTTTGACAGATTCGCGGCATCACAGGCTGGACGGTCCGAGGCGTGATGATGTCGAATCGAAAGTCAGGTGCCACGGCGTTCGATCCGAGGCTGGTCGAGGCAAGGTACATATCCTTTCGGAACGGGGCAAATATCTCGTTTGGCGACAAGGTTCTGTCCCCACCCTTGCCGTACCGTTCGAGCACGTCCCGGTGATTGCGGCTTTTGACATCTTCTAACTTTCCACGCGCACCGAGGAACGACTCGAATGCCTTGTGGTAGTCGTAACTGCCCATCACCTCAGCGTCTGAGAGTGTGGCAAGCTCGCCACCTGAAACGACCTGGCCAGATTGGCGGTCAAGTACAGCGGCCTTGCTTGTGGCCTGTGGGCGTTGAGGTTGTTGCGAGTACTTTTCAACCATTGCGTTTGCATTTTCGAGCGCCTTGACCAGTTGATATTGCCCGTCACAGGCTTCAAGTTGGTCGATGGTCGATTGCAATTCGCCAGACTTTTCGGAGCGGATTTCGTCCGAACCAGAGATCATTTCATCTCGCAGTGATTTGACTTTGTTGGCCAAAACAAGGCGATCTTCAGCGATTGTGGCCGCCGAACGGGGCTCAGATGCAGTTGCAGACATGGGTCACTAACCTTTCGTTTACCGCTTGGCGGCGGTCAGAATCGAATCAGCCAATTCAGCCCGCTGGAACAGTTCCAACAGGTGACTGGCATCCACCACCGGGGTCGGTGTTTCAAGTGATTTCACCGTGAGGATTCCAGCGTCTTTATTGGCTGGGATCGGCACAAATGAAACTTCGAGGATTTCATTGACCTCGGAAATCAAATTTGCTCCACTCTTGGCAAGTTGCTTTTGCGCGCCTGTGGGCTTGTAGTTGTAGCGGTTCCAGATTTCGAGCACGTCCGCTTCCTTGATCTTGCGAGACGCAGCCCGAAACGAAATCGACATCTTATTAACAGCTTTTTCTTTCAGCAATTGCCGTATCCGCTGGCCTGTTTCCGTGGCCGAAAATGATCCGTCAACCAGCAGTCCGTTGCGGTCCTCGCGTGCATCACGCATGGTGGCGGCCACGGACATCGTCTTATTGATGTGGTCGGCAAGTATCACCCCACCATCGTCCAGAAACTCTGGCAGGGCCTTGTTATAGGCACCCGGCAGGATCATGTCACCTTGCCGGTCAATGTTCAGGAACCGGCTTGCATAGGCTGTAAAGCCCCCTGAATCAGACTCTGATAAGCCTGATTCGATTGCTTTGGTCATCAGATCCATTTCAGGACTCCAGAATTCTGCCAGTTTTGGTGAACGCCTTGGCGTTGCCGATTGCAACCGACAAATAACCGCCTTGATCAGACGTTTCGTAATCCGCTTCGGATGGTCTCAGGTAGCCGTTTTCACCGGGTCTGGCAGGCGGTTTCAATTCCTTTGGCATTTCATCATCGAACACCTCTAACAGACTGCACCGGCAACCGGGATGAAAAGGAGGAAATTTCAAGTTCTTGTAGGTCTTGTTATTACCGTTCTCGCCGAATGTCCCGCCCTTGGGGATGATCGGACACAGCCGGAATATCATGTGACACATGGGGCAGGCGTCATCCGAGACGAGCAACTTCCAGCCGGCCACGAAATCAAGGCTTTCGGCGGCTTTAACCAGACCGGTGTTATAAGCCCGTGCTGATTCCGTGATTGCAATTCGCCGTGCTCGCCAGCGTGCATTGTCCTTAATCCATGTGCTGATTCGGTTGGTCAGTTCGCCAGACGTTTCACCGGACTCAATGGAGGCTGCGATATCCATCCGCATGCCTTCCAGCGTGCGGAGCGTGTCGTTAGTGAACTGCTCGATCGTTTCGTTGCACAGATCCAGCACAGCCTCGCGAGCGGCCTGAATGACCTCCGGAGCACGGACTAGCCATTGATCCGCATCCTGTTGATCTAGCGACACCAACAACGACCGGCCTGACTGGTCAATCCATGCCTCGATAATCGGGATGAATTTGCCAGCCATGTCCAATGGTGCGGTGAACGGGTCGGCTTCCTTTTTTCGATCGTAAATCGCAAGCCACGGTTTTGCCACGTTGTTGCCCAGTTCCGTAAGGATCCGGCGGGCAATACGCTCCAACTCCATGCCGCTTGGCATGGCGTCGAGCCTGTTTCGGGGTGTTTTGCGTTTCATTTAATTTATTGCAGGTGCCGTGTCAGGCGTGATCGTTGCAATTGCAGAGACACTGTAGGCATCGAAACCCCAGCCTTCGATATTCTTCTCGCACAACCACGCACGCCCATTCTGGCCCCATCGCGTGCCCCAACTATTTTGCCACCGGATCAACCATTGCCCATCGCTGGCTCGTTTCATCCCTAGCCCGCCCATCACAGCGTGATTGTGCGAGCCTGACCTGTTGGATGGGCAGCCGTTCGCGTCCAAAGCATTGAAACCGCTGTTGACGGGAATCGAGAAATTGAACGGTCTCCTGAGTTGAGTTGCAACGCACAAATCATCCCAAGTCAGGAGCGTCGTACCGATCTCAATTTTGAACCGCTTGCAATCATTGCGTGCCTGTTGCTTGACTGAGGACGGGTTTATCGTCCCAAACGGGACTAGCGAAGTCTCGCAAGTGCCTGACTTCTCCAGTAGTTGCAACGCCTCGGCAATGCTTGATCCGGTGTCCCAACCACGGCATAAGTCGGCGTAGATGAGCCACGGAGACAGGTCGATATGAGGTTGACCGGCTATCCAGCGAGCCACCTCCAGTGATGTGGCTGCGGCGTGGCCATTGCACGCGCCAAACTGCCCTTGATCTTTGACTTTAATTGGGAAGTTGTCGGATTTCGTGAGGTCGAACTCCACCCACTCGCTTGGCAGGATGGCGGGAAGCGGTTGCGAACCGAGCTTTAGGCTGATCGACGGTGGGCGGTTGCCCATGCCACGCCAATCGTTCCCGAAACACGGGAATAGTTCGGGCTGGCTCATTTGATCGCCTCCAGAATCGCCATAATATCGGCAAGATTGGCGGGTCGGATCACCTTGACCAGCTTGCCGTTTGCGTCCTGTAGGATCACGCAAGGCGTGCCGGTCGATTGTAATGATGCCCGGAATCCAAGCGTGTCAATGTCCGATTCGGTGGAGAGATAGCTCCGGTAGTTTATCGCCTTGCGTTCGACCTCTGTTCTAAGGGCGGAATCAGTCCGCCATGCCGCTTGATCGGGGTTGTCTGTGTCAACGATCACGCTCAACCACTTGACTCCCGTGATCGCATCAGGGATCGGTATCGGGATCGGTCGTGGTCGCGGCTCGTCACTAGATCGCAGGATCAGCACGGAACCGGACTGTTTGCCGACCAAATAGGTGTTGCCACCATCGACAAAGATCCATGATGATTCGGACATCGCGGGGAGGCTCGTAGCCTGCCCCGTGTCTGCCATCACCGGCACGGCAAGTATCAGCAGTAGTGCCAGTGATTTGAACATCATTCCCCCTTGTAGACTGCGTGCATCTGCGACTTCTGCCCGTCAATCAATTCGCCCAGCTCCTCGGCACTGATCGTGCCTGGCTCACCAGAGTCGAGCGTGTCGGCGATCTTGCGAAGAAGTGCTGGCAGAACTGACTGAATCAACGGCACGGCTACCAGCCTGATCAGAGGCCACAGGATCGCAAATGGGATCACGGGGAACCCCATTTTATTTCGCTCATCGGCTGATGCGGTATCGGTCATTTGCATCCCCAGAAATTGAACTTGCCAAATTTAAATGGACTCTTGTATTTA